TGAAGCACCTGAAGCTGATAATGTAACATCACCTGTATTGTTAGACTTACCTTCTACTAAATTGTTCACAATTTCAGCTACACTTCTAGCATCACCACCTGTCCAAGGTAGTTTACGGTACATATCACGAGCCATTATCTAGTTCCTTGCTCTGAATAGTCTAAATCTAGCCCAATAGCTGATGACCAGTTTGCTCCTGTTGGTGTAAGTGATATTCTATGATAACGACCATAACTTCTTACAGGAACACGACCTTCTGCACTTGCAGCTATAGGTGTTGAGTATGTAAATGATTGGTTAAGTTGCCTAACACTTGCGATAGATGCGTCTGCTGAACCATTGTCTACAGATGGTCTAATAAGTGTGACTACAGAATTATAACCATATTCTAGGTCATTAGTTGTAATAGTTGCTGTAGCAGATTGTCCTGTAAATGTAATAATTCTAGTATCACGAACACCACCAAATAAGAACTTACCGCCTTTGTATAGTCTATCATCTAGTGTAGTTACAAGTGTGTCTACTGTTCTAGCTGCTGCTGCGGATGCTGCCATATCTATGGCTACACCTGTACCTGAGCCTGCACCTGTGGCTGTAAATAATACACCTACAGTATTAGCAACCGCACCTATAAGAGTAAAGTCTGTTGAGCCTAATGTTCTAATAGTATATTGTTTTGTGGCTACAAATGCACCTGCTGTTACGTTGTAAGCAGAGTCAAGACCATCTAATGTTGTACCTGCTGTAGCTAGTGTGGATAAATAGTCTACATCTGTATCAGCTTCTGACCATTTTTGTGTTTCAAAGTTATAGATAAGTAGTGAACGACCACCGGATACGTTACTATAGTTCCAAATAACTAAATTACGTTCAGGGTCTACTGCTGCTGATATAGAGTCAATGTCACCAATGTTGGCGTTGTTAAAGAAGTATCTATCTACCTTTTCTGAACCAATACCATTTAGCGTTTGACCATTGGTAGCATAAAAACCGTCATCTGATAAGAAGTAAGCTGTGCCAGAGTATTGTGCTATAGAGTTACCTTCTATACATCCTACGTTACGAGAAACCGTATCAAATTGGAATATAAGTGGCGAGCCAATATATGACATTCTGACAATGGCTTTTTCTAATAATACAATACCAAATTCACCACCTACAATACCGGTTATGTCACCACCATCAGGAATAATTTGATAGTCTGATTGTGATGTAGCTGTTGTAGTCCAAGTACTTGCATTATTGATACCTGACCATTGCACTTTGTTAGGATATGTACCTGCGCCAATATTAGCTGCAACTACAAAGTCACGAACTGCTGTAATGTATTTAGAGATAGGAGCATCTGAGCTTACATCTGCAAAAGCTGTAGAACTGTTTACGTCAAAAGACTGTATCTTTTCAGAGCCATTAGAAGCAAGTGCTAAGTTACCAAACTGTAAAAATTGCCATCTATTTGTGCCTGTGTAACCGCCTGCTTTAGACTCGTCTACTAGAGATAAGTCAGTATTGTCTACTTTAAATAGTTTAGTAGCACCACCAGCAAATATAAATACGTCATTGTCTAGTTTAGCAGCAAAGCAATTATTTAAGTCTTCTGAAGCTGTACCTGAAAAATTTACTGCTGACTTAAAAGGACCATAACCAACAGCCAATGGAATAGTATTATTAGCTTCTGATACAGCATCTAAAATGCTAGGTTGGTCTGGTAACCATTCTTTAAACTGTATTTTTTGTGTAGGCATTATTAAGCCTTCATAATGAACGCAAGTGCATAGTAAGGAACAAGGTTAGCATTAGTTCCGCTAGAACCTTCTGTAGAAATTGATGTTGCTACTGTAATTCCTGTTGTAGATGTGCCACTATTATCTGACCCTGTTGGTGGATTCGGATGCCCTTGTGCGGTGTTCAAACCTTCTCCGCTACCATTAATAAGAGGGATTATATGTAAGTGACCTGGGTCTGTAACTGTTGATGTTGCTGTATGTGTATGGCTTACAACAATAGCGTCTTTACTGCCACCTGTTTGTGTAGCAGAGCCTGTAACTGTTGTTTTAGCTGTGCCTGAATCATCAGAAAAAGCACCAATAACAAATCTATTGCGTAAGTCTGGAGTGCCACTAGAGCCATTACATAATAACCATCCGCTAGGAATTGTAGCAATAGTACCTGACCACATCATAATCATACCAGCTACAAACGCATTACCCCATGTAGGTGTATTACTTCCACCTGCTGATAACAATACTTGACCACTAGCACCAGCAGTTCCGTCTAATCTAAATGCACCTGTAATGTCAACTGTGCCAGATGATACTAATGTACCTGCTACTGTAAATGGGTCACCACTAGAGCCATCTTGTTGGTTTTTTAGTAACGACATTAAGCTACGAATAGCGTTATTTACGTTAGCTGGTGAGCATCCTTCAGCAATGTTAATATTGGTTATATCGGTATTATCCGCTGCTGTTGCGCTAAATTCACTAATTTTAATTTTTGCCATCTTTTATCCTTGTCGTAACCATTGTTCATTACTTGGAGTTATATCAGTCCAAGTTTCTGTTCCTGCTGTAATTTCTGTCCATGTATCTGTAGACGGTGTAAGTGCAGACCATGTTTCTGAACCTGCTGATACTGGTGTCCATGTTTCATCACCTGCTGGTACAGGTATCCATCCTTCACCCTGTATTGTACCTTTAGCTGTTACACTTCCTACGCCTTCTACATAAGCAAAGCCTGCCCATATAGCTTTAGCACTTGCTGTAACTGTAGCAAAAGCGTTTACTTGTGCCTTACCTGAATTTATTAAACCACCAAGTGCTGTGACTGTAGCAGTTCCTGTAATAGAACCTATGCCTGATTGTATACGCAATCCATTAGCTGTAACTGTAGCATTAGCTGTAATAGAAGCATTACCAGATTGTAGTAATGAGCCTATACAAGTAACTGTACCGTTTGCTGTGATACTTGCTGAAGCTAAAGCTAAAGAACCACCAGTAGCTGATACTGTTGCAGTTCCTGTGATAGATGCGTTACCAAATGTAGTTTTAGTAGCTACAGCAGATAAGTCTGCAAAGCCATTTATAGATGCATTACCAAATACTAATGCACCGCTTGTAGTAACTGTAACTGTTGCAGTAGCAGTAATACTAGCATTTGCAAACTGTACTCCACCTGCTGCTAAAGAGCTAAATGGTGTTTGTGAATAAGCACTAAACCCAAACATATTTAACTCCTTTTATAATTTAATATTATCTTGCTTTATCAAAGCAATGATTCCAATATTCTCCATTTAGCTTTACATAATGTAAAAATACTTGACCGTAATGTTTTCCTTTGTAAGCATCTCGCCAATGTTCAGATTGCATACCAAGATATATAACAGCCTGTCCTGGCTTTAAGTTTTGACTCACTACTTCACCGTTTGGTTTAGTAAAGTAAATATCCCAATCTTTATCGCCACCAAGATTTAAAGTAACACTTACTTCACAAGCTGGTCTATCTTTATGCTTTTTTAATACTTCACCTTTGGCGTATATTCTTGAGTAAGCATAAGTAGGTAATAAATGTTCTCCTACTGCTTTGTTCATAAATGCAACTTTTTCTGCTAATAACCCAAGCACCCATCTATAGTTATAGATTGCTAATGACTTAGGGCATTGTTCATCTTTGACAAATGATTCAGGAAAGTTTTTAGCATCATCCTGAAACTGTTTATACATTTTGTTTGCTTTATCAGTAGTAATAAAATTGTCTACGAATAAATAATTGTTATCTTTTAATTGTTTAATCATTTAAAGTTTTTACCTGCTACCCACATTACCAATGTGTGACGCATTCCTTTAGTGACTGGAGTTACTTGATGTAACATATATGATGGAAAAAAAGTAGCCATGCCTTGTTGTTTTGAAACTACAACTGGTTCTCCACCTTCAAATATTTGTAGTTCCCCACCTTTATACTCTTTAGGGTCGGTTAATTGAACTACTATAGATAACTTTCTTGATGTACCATATAAAACTTTATCCATATGTTGCTTATAATGGTCACCTTTTGGACCATACTCTGTAAATTGTATATCCTCACAGAATCCATATAAGTCAAACTTAAAGTATTGGTCATTTATTGCTAGTATAATATTAGATAATTTTTCATACATCCAACCTAAATCATCTCGTTCATTAAGCCATACAACTTTGTTTTTTCTAATTTTGTGATTTACAACGCTAGTATTGTTTTTTGTATAAACACCAGCTTCTGCTTTACTACCTTTTTTATTAGCAAACTCTATAATTTTTTTACATTCTTCAGGTGTAAATACATTCTCTGCAAATGCCCAATTTTCTACTGTATCTGTATGAAATAGCCAAGCCATATATACCCTTTTAATTACAAAGGTATATTATACAATACTTTCATCCCATGACAATGTAGATTCATTCCAATTATATTCTTTATCATCTGTAGGGTAAGGTATAGGTGCTTCCCATAACCAAGTAGAAGTATTCATTACCCAAGATTCAAAAGGTTTTGGTGTATAAAATACATCATTTTCTTTATCGTATATATAATCAATACCTGCGTAATTACCTCTTAATGCAACACCACCATCAGGGTTTCCATCTTGTCCATAATGAATATTACCACGAGTATTATATGATGTTTGTATCCATAATGATGGGTCACCTAAGTGACCTTTGTCAATAAAGTCTTGTTCAACAACAAGCACTTCTTTGACTATGCCATCAACAACTTTTGCAAAGTGACTCATGCTGTATAAGTTCCTGTGCCTGTAAATGTAATAATAGTATTAGAACCGCTTGGGGCAACAGTTACATTTGCTGGCGGACCATATGTGCCTGAATATAATGCTGTAGGTACTGATAATATAACCACACCAGAACCACCATTACCTCCAGCTACTGAAGGCGGACCTCCACTACCACCGCCTCCTCCGCCAAGATTAGTAGTTCCTGCTTGGGCTCTTGCTCCTGGTGGTTGCATACCACCATTACCGCCACCACCTGTTCCACCAATACCTCCTTGTGTACTAGCTATAGAACCACCTCCACCGCCACCAGCGTAAGAATTACCTGTAATTGGAGATGATGTTCCAGCACCGCCAGGACCAGCTTGACCAAAAGAAATAGCATTTGTTCCTGCTCCGCTAGCACCACCACCACCACCACCTCTTTGTGCAGCACCCCTACCGCCATTGTTACCTTGTCCTGGTGTTCCTGTACCACCTGTTCCTGCGTTTGCAGGACCATTAGTACCACCACCACCACCGCCTGAACCTCCTGATCCTCCTGGAACTCCTGGAGAACCTGGTGGTGTATTTTGACCACCTCCACCGCCACCCACAGATGTAACTGTAGTAATTGGTGTTCCAGTTAAAGTTGTATTTGTACCACTAGGAGCTGCAGTAGGACTAGAACTAACTTTACCAGTTCCACCGCCACCAATAGTTGCTGTATATACTGAACCAGCTACTAATGTGACTGTGCTACTTAGATAGCCACCTCCGCCGCCTCCTCCGCCACGATTACCACCGCCTCCACCGCCACCAGCTACAACTACATAGCTAGCAGTATATGAAAGTGATTTACCGTAGAAGTCAGTAGGCATAACTATAACGCCTGTAGGTACACCAGCTAAATCTCTAACAATAGTATCGTTAAGAGATAATTGAGCTGTGCCTGGTTGTCTTAATTCTTTTGCTATTGATACACCAGCAGTTGTACCATTTAAGCTAATTGAACCTGATGGGTTTAATGCCATGATATTAAACTGTTCCGAATGAAGTTACATTACCTGATACTGTAAAGTTACCTGATGAATCTAATTTACCTACGTTAGTACCATTGTAATTAAAGAAAAGAGTTGTGCCACTTGGTGTGACTGACCATCCGCCTGAATTAGCTATTGAACCTGCTGAGCCTGTGCTGTTTTGATTTAATGTAGGAAAGTCTGCTGCTACCGCTACTGTAAATGCAGATGTACCATTACCTTTAACAATACCTGTTAATGTAGTTGCACCTGTACCGCCATTAGCTACTGGTAAAGTTCCTGTAACACCTGTAGTAAGTGGAAGTCCTGTGCCATTTGTAAGCGTTGCAGACGCTGGAGTGCCTAATGCAATAGCATTACCAGATGCGTCTAAATATAAACTTTTTTCAGCAGGATAAGTTACAAATACATTCTTTGTACCTGCACTAAAGTCTACTGCTGTTCCACCATTGCTAGACTCTAATATAGTATCACGAGATAAAGTAGTGCCTGAAGATGTGTAAGTACCTAGACCTACTTCCCATTCTGAACCTAATACAATAGCGTAGTAAGTAGTATTACCATCACCGATAGCAGAGAATGACTGGAAGCCAGATACTGCGCCAGCGAGTGTAAACGTACCTGTGCCTGTGGTAGTAGAAGTCTCTTGGACTCTATCCTTGACGACTAACGCCATGAGTTATCCTTACGCTAATGTAACTGAAAGGTTGCCAGTTGATATCTTGAAGATATCACCACTATCGATAGTCTTCGCCGAGTCAAGGGGGGAGTGATAAAGTAAGTTACCTGCTGTAGAAGCATCATTAATACCAATCCAACCTACTGTTCCCCATGAAGCTGTACAAGTTGGGAATGTTACGTCAGCAGAGTTAGTAGTTACACCGTTAGAGGGTGCAGCAAATGTGACAGCAGTTCTAGCATAAGAACCACCAGATACTTCTGTACCACTACCTGCGTCTGTAGGGTCTGAAGTCCATAGTGATACGTAAACTGTTGCTACAGATGTGTATGTTGTATTGCGTAGAGTTGCATTAATAAGTGCGTTCTCTAAAAAGTTACTCATTTCTGCCATAATATTTTCCTTATCGTGGTGTTACGTTTAATGTGGTGTATGCGTATGTTTGACCTAAATCGCTTTTCTGAATATTAGCAATGGCTCTGTCATATAATGATGACCATGTTGCTACACGTGGGTCATTCATAAGATATGGTTCTGCTTCTGCTAATGTTGCGTAAAGTAAAGCGTCTGGGTAGTATGCTAAGAACAAGTTACTAGCTGTTGTGCTAGAAATAAATGTA